CACAGCACTACTCTGCCGCAATGGACAGCGTAAACCTAATTAATGCTGGCAAGCCAGAAGGCATGGCTGACGCTGACTGGACTGCTTGCTTGTCACGCAATAAAGAACACTTGCAAATCATGTTGGCTAAAGACTTTTGGACAAATGAAAACTTAGCACCATTACAGGCGGCTTCTGTGTAATCATGGAAAACGAAGTCACCCACAAGCAAATCTACGATAGGCTCGTTGAAGTAGAATCTAAGGTAGATAACATAGACCAGAACACAAAGGGTCTTGTAGAGGCTATAAAGGCTCTTGATGGGGCTTTTAAAGTATTGGGATGGGTTGCTTCTGCTGCCAAGCCTATTCTGTGGGTGGGTGCGTTAATCATGGCTGCTGGTGCTGTTTGGCAGACTTGGCTTAAAAAGTAATGGCTAATGTAAAACAACAACTTGAAATCCCTGCTGTACCATCTTTAGGTACGTCAGGAATTGTTTATTCTGAGAATATTCAGAATCAAAACAATGGACTTTTAAGGTTGTTTTTTACAAAGTTAGTTAATTCAGTACAGTCTGTTATTGGCCCAAGAGGTGGTAAGTTTTTGAACAATCCTTACGGAGCTTTTCAAGACTCTACAGACCAAGTAGCGGCTAGTACCACTGTAGCTTATCCAGTAACATTCAATACTACAGATTTTTCCAATGGTGTAACTATAGTTAGTAACTCTAGGATTACTGTAGCTGATGATGGAATTTGGAACTTACAGTTTTCGCTTCAATTTACAAATACAACAAATGCTTCTCAGGATGTGGATGTTTGGTTTAGAGTAAATGGTACAAATATTGCCAACTCAAATAGCAGATATGGATTGGCTCCAAGAAAAGGGGCGGGAGATCCATTTCATGTAATTATGGCTTTGAATTATTTTGCTAGTTTAAATGCAACTGACTATATTGAAATTATGTGGAGAACTAGCGATACTGGTGTATATATTGAACATTACGTTGCCAGTTCAACACCAACTAGGCCATCAATTCCATCTGCAATTGCTACAATGAGCTTTGTGTCTAACCTACCTAGGTAATAGAATAAAGATATGGCTTACATTCCACTACAAATTCCTCCAGGCGTATACAAAAATGGGACTGAATATCAGTCTAAAGGCCGTTGGAACGGCTCAAATTTGGTACGTTGGTATCAGAATACTATCCGTCCAATTGGTGGATGGCGTAAACGCTCGTCAACCCAATTATCTGGATCTGCTAGAGGATTGATTACATGGCGTGATAACGCTAATGTTCGTTGGACAGCAGTTGGTACGCACTCTAAGCTTTATGCAATGAACGAAGGTGGAGTAGCATTTGACATTACTCCCACATCTTTTACTGTTGGCATTGCTGATGCAGATACCAAACTAGGTTATGGTTATGGTGCTTATGGATCTGCCGCCTATGGCATTGCTAGGCCAGATTCTGGCTCTTACATCCCTGCGACTACTTGGAGTTTAGATACTTGGGGTGAATATTTAGTAGGTTGCTCAAATGCTGATGGAAAGCTTCTTGAGTGGCAATTAAATACTGGTTCTGATGCTGTTGCACTTACTAACGCACCAACTAGTTGTGTTGGTTTGATTACTACTCAAGAACGATTCTTGTTTGCATTGGGTGCGGGTGGTAATCCTCGTAAGATTCAATGGTCTGACCAAGAAAACAATACTGTATGGACTCCTGCTGCAACTAACCAAGCTGGTGACTTTGAGTTAACTACTACTGGCTCTTTGCAATGCGCCAAACGCATCCGTGGATCTACAATTATATTTACTGATGTAGACGTACATACTGCTACATATATTGGCCCACCATTTATTTACAGTATTGATCGTGTTGGTACTGGTTGTGGAGTTATTTCCCGTCAATCAGTAGCAGCTACCGATAATTCATGTATTTGGATGTCAAAGTCAGGTTTTTGGTTGTTTGATGGCTTTGTTAAGCCTTTGTCATGTGATGTTGGTGATTACATCTTTAAAAATATTAACTATCAACAAGCATCTAAGGTTTATTGCGTCCATAACTCTGCCTATGGTGAGATTTGGTGGTTCTATCCAAGTTCTGCATCTAATGAAGTAGATTCCTATGTTTCTTACAATTATCGTGAGAATCATTGGGCTATTGGAACTTTGGCTCGTACCTGTGGTACTGATCGTGGAGTTTTTGTTAATCCAATTATGGTTTCTTCAGATGGCTACGTATATGAGCATGAAGTTGGATTTAACTATGACTCACAGACATTGTTTGCTGAGTCTGGACCAGTAGAGATAGGCAATGGCGATAGAACCATGAGTCTGACAGGATTAGTCCCTGATGAAAATACCGCTGGTGATGTGCAAGTGCGTTTTAGCACCAAGTTTTACCCCAATTCTACTGAATACAACTATGGCCCATATTCAATGGCAAGCCCTACTTCAGTACGCATAAGCGGAAGACAAGTGGCGGCTAAGATTGAAGGCGTTAGATTAGCTGATTGGCGAGTTGGTGTTATTAGATTTGATGGGAAACCTGGCAGTTTGAGATGATTGACTATGAAAAGTACAAGATTAATGGTGAACTACCATTATGGGCTGTATCTTTTCAAAAAGTAGAGAAAATACTTCAACCTGCTTTAGAATACGATAACACTCATAATATGCAGGACGTAGCCGACTGTATTGACAGTTGTACGATGCAATTATGGCCTGGAGTTAACAGTGCAGTTGTTACTCAGGTTCAAAACTTTCCAAGAATGAAGGTTTTGCATATATTTCTGGCAGGTGGTAATCTAGAAGAACTAGAAACACTTACCCCCCATATTCAAAAGTTCGCTGAATACATGGGATGCCAAAAGATCACCTTAACAGGACGTAAGGGTTGGTCAAGAACTTTTGTATCCAAATTTAACATGAAGCCAACACATTATTGGCTATCAACGGAGGTGTAATTATGTCTGGTGGTTCAAGTCAACAAACAGCGCAGCTTGATCCTGCATTTCGTGATGCGTTCTTAAAGAATTTAGAAGGCTCACAAGGTGTAGCAGGTAACTTGCAAGCCCGTGAGTTTGCAGGGTTTAATGCTGACCAAAATCAAGCATTTAACTTAAATCGTTTGTATGCAAGTCCATTAAGCGCACCGACTCTTTATGCAACTGATGCTGCCAATATTCTTAAACAAGGTGCTGAATACGTACCCCAAAATGTTAATTACCAAGCTTATGGTGGCACAACAGTATCGCCAGCGGCTTTGGCTGCTCAACAAGGTTACACGGCACAAACTGGCGTAGGCGCTAGTGCAGGTGCGGCTCAACAAGCAGGATCACAAGGTTATACCGCAGCACAATTTGCTGGCGCACAAGCAGGTCCTGCTTCCTTGGCACAAGGTTTAGGTTACACATCCCGTGAATTTGCGGGTGTGTCTGCGGGTGATGCGGAAAGAGCGCAAGCCGCTGCTTTAGGCCGTGGTGATATTCGTGATGTTTCTGCTCAACAACTTACCGCAGAGCGTGTTGCCGCTGAAAGAGTTGCCGCCCAACAAGCCGCTGCCGCACAAGCCGCACGTAGTGGTGCAAGAGATGTATCTGCTACTGGTGTAACAGGCGCACAAGTTACTTCTGAAGCTTTGGGACAGATTGCTCCACAAGCCCGTCAGAATGTACGTGATATTCAAGCCCAATCATTCTTGAATCAGAATATTCAGCAGTATATGAATCCATATACACAAGCTGTTACTCAACAAAGTTTGCAAGATTTAGAGCGTTCACGCCAATTGCAACAACAACAAACTGCGGCTCAAGCAACTGCCGCCAGAGCGTATGGTGGATCTCGTCAAGGTGTTGCTGAAGCTGAAACTAATCGTGCATTTGGTGAAAATGCGGCTCGTTTGGTTGCTCAACAGAACGCTGCTGCTTATGCCGCTGCCCAACAAGCTTCTGAGGCTGATATTGCTCGTCAGATGCAAGCACAACAACTTAACCAAGCTCAAGATGCCGCCACTACTCAGCAAGCACTGCAACTTGCTGGTCAGTTTGGTTTGGCTAATCAAGATGCAAACTTACGTGCGGCTTTGGCTAACCAAGGTGTTGATACACAGTATGGTTTAAGTAATGCTCAACTGCAACAACAAGCTACTTTGGCTAACCAAGATGCGGCTTTACGTGCTTCTCTTGCAAATCAATCTACTGGTTTACAAGCTCAACAGTTAAATCAGGCTTCTGCTTTGCAAGCTGGACAAGCTAATCAAGATGCCGCATTGAGAGCCGCCCTTGCAAACCAAGGTGTTGATCTAAGTGTTGGTCAGTTAAATACGCAGAATATGCAACAAGCAAATCTTGCTAATCAAGCTGCCGCTAATCAGATGGCTCAATACAATGCAAGTAACTTGCAACAAGCGGGTTTGTCTTCTCAAGCTGCCGCTAACCAAGCCGCACAATTTGGTGCTGGCGCTCAAAATCAAGCTTCTTTGGCAAATGCTGCAGCGCAAAACGCACTGTCTCAGTTTAATGCAAGCAATCTGCAACAAGCAGGTCTTGCAAATGTTGGTGCGGTGAATCAAGCGGGTCAATTTGGTTCTGCTGCAGCTAATCAGGCGGCTTTGCAGAATGCGGCTGCTGGCAATCAAATGGCTCAGTTTAATGCTGGTAATCAGCAAGCTATGTCATTGGCTAACCTTGCTGCACAGAATCAAGCAGGTCAGTTTGGTGCTTCTGCATTTAATCAAGCAGGCTTGGCAAACCAAGCTGCTCTTAATGCGGCTGCTGCCCAACAAGCAGGATTGACTCAGCAAACTGGTTTAACAAATGCTCAAAACTTCTTGCAAGCTAATTTAGCTAACCAGCAAGCAGGATTGAGTGCTAACCAACAACGAATCACTGGTGGAAGCCAGTTAGCCTCTGCTGCCACAAACTTGCAGAACTTAGGTTTTGGTCAGGCAAATCAGCTTGCTCAACAAGGCGCTATTCAACAAGGTTTCTCTCAACAACAGTTGGATGCAATCCGCAATCTGCCGTTGGAGCAACAACAGATCATTAACCAAGCATTGGGACTCAATGTTGGCGGTGGTTCTGGTACGCAATCTACATCTACTTCACGCCAAGGCTTGCTTGGTTTGCTCGGTATCTAAGGAGTCTATATGTTTAATCTTGGTTTGCTGTCTGATGCAGCACTTACTGGTCTTAGTGATGAAGAGAAGAGTAACCTGCAAAAGCAAGCTACTCAACAATTCTTGCTTGGCTCTTTGTTAAGCAATGATCCATCTATGGGCTTAAAGTCTGCCATGTCTGTACCAGAGCAGTATTTGAGTGGACAAAGAGCTATTTCTGAGATGCAAGAGAAAAGACGCCAACGTGGTGAAGTATCTAACTTCTTAGAAGAGTTTGCTCCAGACCCAATGCAAGCACAACGACAAGCTTTAAATGCAAATCTTGGAAGACCAAGAATGGCTACAAGCCCTTATGCTTTAGGCACATCTTTAGGTTTGCCACAAGAGCGTATTGAGCCACAAGCTACTAATCAGCCAATTGATTACGATAGAGCTTTATCCGCATCATTACGCTTATCTGGAAACCCTGCACAACCTCAAATTCGTGAAACTTTAAATTCAATGCAAAGAAAACTGCAAGATGGATTTATTGTTGCGCCAGGTGGAAAAATAGAAGGTGTTGCTCCTAGAGTTGACACAACTCGTGGCACTGTTACAACTGGAACAATGGTTGGTGGACAACCTCAATTTGAAACAAATGTGTTAAGGGGTGCGGCTAAAGCTGCTGCGCTTAATACATTACCTGAGTTGGAAAAAGGACAACAATATGTCTTTGATAACAACCAAAATGTAATTGGTTTGATGGATGTAAATGGGAAGCTTCAATCTTTGGCAGCAAGAACTGCAACAGAGACTGCGGCTCGTGAAGCCAATATTCCTCGCCCAAGCTTTACAGCAACTGGTGCGCCAACATTTACTTATGCAACTCCTCCAGGTCTTGCAGGTGGCGTTACACTACCAGCAGGTACTGCTCAACCTACTATTACACAACCAGTAACTGGTCCTAGTACAGCACAAGGAATTTTGAATCAAGCATATAAACCAATTCTTGATGATGCTTACAAAGGCTTTCAAACAGCTAAAAAGACTTCACCAGTAATTGACCAATTGCAAAATGCTTATAACCAGCCAGGCTTTGATACTGGTTCATTTACCAATGTCAGAACTCAACTAGGAAATGTGTTTAACAGTCTTGGTGTTTCTGGAGAGAGAAATAAACAATTCTTGACAAATGCTATTTCAGCCCGTCAAGGTATTAACGCTTTAACTGGTGAGAGTTTGTCTGAAGCAGTTGGAGCTATCTCTAACTTTGAGATTGGCTACTATGGTCAACGTAATGCTCAAATTACAGACCCTAAAGAATCAACAAACTTTAACTTGGCTGTTTTGCGTGAGGCTAACAAACGTAAGCAAGACTACTACAACTTTGTTGCTGATCCTAAAAACGCTGGTCCTGATGTTCTTGCTAAATGGGAAGCATCTCCACAAGGCCAAAAACAAATGTTTGAATCGCCTGGATTGCGTAAATACTTGCCACAGTTACAAGTTACTGCTGGTCCAGACAAGGGTAAAACTGCTTATCAATTGCCTAGTGGCGTTTATCGGGTTTATGACTAATGGCAACCAAAGATCAAGTATACGAATTTGCTCGGCAAGAAGCTGAAAGGCAAGGCGTTCCTTTTTCTTTAGTTCAGAAGATTGTTGAAACAGAGTCTGGTGGTTCTTTTAACGCTATAGGACCAAATACAAGAACTGGTGATCGTGCTTATGGTCCTATGCAGTTAATGAGTGCTACTGCAAAAGATCTCGGTGTTAACAGAATGGAATGGAAAGATAACATCCGTGGTGGTGTTAAGTATCTAAGCCAGTTGACACAAAGATTTCAAGACCCGACTTTGGTGGCGGCTGCTTATAACGCAGGTCCAGCAAATGTTGAGAAGTATGGTGGCGTTCCTCCATTTAAAGAAACACAAAATTACGTTCAGAAAGTTGTGGGTACAAACATGGCTACATATCGAGATATTGATCCTTCACTGCTTGGTCAACCACAACAACAAGCTCCTAAACTTGATTTAAGAGGCATGGCTAATCCAGATCAAAATCGTGGGTTTCGAGATATTGATCCATCAATGATTGGACAACCAGTTGTTCAGCAAGCCCCTGTACGACAAAACCAAGATTCTGTTGCTCGTCAGGTTGGATTGACTGCTCGTTATGGCATGGAAGGTTTAGGTCAGGTTGCTGACATAGTTGGATCACCATTAAATATGTTGATCAACAGGGCTACTGGTAGTCAATTGCAACCACCTAGTCAAGCAATGTCAAACTTTGCAACTATGCTTGGTTTACCACAACCACAAACGGGCTTTGAGCGTGGCATTGGCAATGTTACTCGTGCAGTAGCTGGTATACCTGCGATGGGTGGTGTTGGTGGCTTACTTCAACAATCAGGAAGCGCTGTTACACAAGCAGTTGGGCGTGGTTTAGCGGCTCAACCTGTTGCTCAAATGGCAGGTGCTACGGCAGGTACTGGTGCGGCTGAAATTGCTCGTAATGTTTATGACGTTCAAAATCCTTTAGCTTTACTTGGAATTAACTTAGCAGCAGGTTTGCCTGCTAGTGCTGTTGGTGCTCGTGCAGGAAATATTCCTTCTGGTACACGTTATCGTGATCCTGTAACTGGACAATTAATTGAATCCGCTGCACAACGTGGAGTAGGTATTGACGTAGGTGATGTTGGTGGCCCAGGCTCTACATTGTTGCGTAAAACTCGTCAATTTGGCGATACAACACAAGATGCAAATCAAGCAAAATCTGCTCAAGTTAGAAACTTAATTGAAAAAGTTACTGAGCAAGTAAAGCCTGCCTCTGTAACTAAAGAGGGTGGTGAAAAGCTAGTTATTGCCAATGACTTGCGTAGGCAATATCGTAATGCTAAAGATGCTGTATCACCTGTATTTGAAAGAGCCGAGAAATTAGCTGGCAATACATCAATTCCATTAGGAAATACAAACAATGCAACAATTAATGTTTTGGATCAATTCCCTGTTACAGCAGATACTGCAGTTATTAACAAAGTTGTTGAACGTACTAACAACCTTTTACAAGCGGGTGGTGGAACGTATAAAGAACTCCGTGACCTCCAATCAACAGTAGGTGCTGAACTAAATAGAGTTCAAAAAGGAGTTCCTACAGGCGCATACAATGAAAAGCAAGTAAATGCTCTTAGCCAACTATACAAAGGTATGGCTGATGATGTAGATGCTTGGGCTGCTCCTAGAACTTTAAATAACAAGCCTGTCTACACTCCTGCTGGTGCAGAACACGCTCGTGCAATGGAGCAGTTTAGAAATACTGTTGTACCTTTCAGACAAGATCCAGACATTTACAAAATTGTTTCTAGCAAAACACCTGCAAATGAGATTGATAAGATTGCACAAAGTTTTAGTTTGACAGGTAATCCTGCTACTGCTGAATTGGCAGTTAATTTAATGTCTGACACTGGTAGACAAGCGGCTCAATACTCAATCCTTAACCAAGCCCGTAGTGCTGCTATAAATGCAGATGCAGCGGCTATGTTGTCTTCTCCTGCTTTTACAAGAACATTAAATTTAGGTAGGTCTGAACTTCCTTCTGCCCAACGTATGGTTATGGGTCAAACTCCAGAAGTTATGAGTGAAGTGGGATTGCTACGTGACATTGTTGATGCAACTCGTGGTGCTGTAACTCCTAAAGTTGCTCCACAAACTGGCGCATTAACTGTTCCTTTGATGACAACTGGTATGGGTGCAGGTGCAGGTGCGGGAACTGCTACGTCACTTGGATTTGATCCAACTTTGGGTGCTATGGCTGGTGTCACATTAGTTCCACCAATGGCTAATAGACTTGGGAATGTTTTAAGCAGTCCAAGTGGTACTAGATTCTTGCTTGGTGAACAATTGCAAGGTGCTGGTGGCATGGGAGGAGCATTGGGTCAAGGCGTAAATTCCGCTACAAATGATCCAGAAAACTTCTTCCCAAATGCAACTGGTCTTTTTGATATGTTTAGATAACATGAAAGATTGGACTGTAGCAATAATTGCCGCAGTCTGTTCTGTTGCATTTCTGACCTTTTGTAGCTACATAATAATTTGGGCGATGCCGTGAAATGGTTACTGGTGCTTTCAATGTTGGTTACGTTGGTAGCATCTAGTAAAGAAAAAACTGAATATAGATGTGTTAGATGGGCATGGACAGGTGATGTTTACAACCGAAAAGTAGTGTGCCTTGAGTGGCAAAAAGTTGATAAAAAATGATTGATCCGCTAACAGCTCTAGCTGGCATACAGTCAGCAATCAGTATGGTCAAGAAGGCAGCGGGTGTTGCCCAAGACCTAAGCTCTCTTGCGCCTATGATTGGCAAGCTCTTTGATGCTAAGTCTGTAGCTACAAAGGCGATGCTTCAAGCCAAACAATCTGGCAAAAGTTCAAACATGGGGACTGCTCTTCAAATTGAGATGGCACTTGAGCAAGCCAGAGCCTTTGAGGAAGAGTTAAAGATGCTCTTCATGCAAACAGGCAAGATTGATGTCTGGAATAAGATTAAAGCTCGTCAAGCGCAGATGGACTTGGCTGATGCTAAAGAGATAAGTGCTTTAAGGTACGCAGAGAAGAAGGCCAAAGAGAAAGAGCAAGAACAATTAGAGATAGGTTTGGCAATAGGCGCATTATTCTTTCTTGCTTTTATAGTTTTTGTTGGCATCTACGAATTGATGGAGTTCTGCAAAACAAGCAGATGTGGTCGGTGAATGAGTACCAAAAGACCTTTGACCTCTGCCTCAAGATATTCGTTTACGGATGTGTCGCTTTGTGGTTTCTTGGTTTCTTGAAGTTCTTGCCTGACGATTTGTCGGACAAAATTGTTAATCTCCTACTTGGAAAGATTGGACTGTAATGCTATCTCTATTCTCAACACTCGGTGGTTTGCTAATTTCTGGCTTACCTAAACTCTTAGAGTTCTTTCAAAACAAAGCTGACCAAAAGCATGAGTTAGCTCTGGCTCAAGTTCAAGTAGAACTACAACTTCAGATGATGGCTCAAGGCTTTGCGGCTCAAGAGCGTATGGAAGAGATCCGCACAGATC